ATGTATGTTTATAATGAAACACAAGAAAAATATGATTCACGTATAAAATTTTTCAACGAATTAAGACATAGTGAGATAGTTAGCTTTTTGATAAAAAAACAAGACGATGGTGTAATCGATTTGAAAAAACTTGCTATAGATAACGGAGCTTTGACTGTAGATGAAATTCAAGAAGACAATGAACATTTAACGTTTAAAGTGATTATTAAAAAGAGTGATTTTAATCCTCGAAATTATTTTAAAAGATAACAGTAATTATTTACGTAGAGTACTCTTACAAGTACTCTTTTTTAATTTATATATGCGATTAGCGTGAGAGTTGGTGATATATGAGATGACTAATATGCAAAATAACGCAACATTTGGAGCGTATTTAGAATTAACCAAAAAACAACAAGCCTATATTCAGATTAAGACAGATACTGGCGCTAAGGACATGGATATTGCAGAACAAATTGATGTTAATCGTGCGACTATATCTAGGTGGAAGGCTAACGATAAATTTAGAGAAGGTTTCAAAGGTTATCAAGCGGAACATTTACAAAAACAAGTACCTAAAGCTCTGCAAACCATGATTAATTTATTAGACGCTAAGAGTGAGCTTGTAAGATTCCAAGCGTCGAAAGATATTTTAGATCGAACTGGATACAATCCTGTTGAAAAGCAAGAAATTTCAATGCAAGGTGCGGTGACATTCAATGACGACATCGATTAATTTATCTGAACTGATACCTGAACACTTTCGTGATTTATGGCGTGCTACGAAAAACCCGAACATACTTAATGTGGTTGGTAAAGGTGGCCGTGGTAGTGGTAAGTCGTCTGATATATCAATTATCATCACCCAATTAATCATGCGTTATCCGATGAATGCAGTAGTTGTACGTAAAACAGACAACACTTTAGCAACATCTGTGTTTGAACAAATAAAATGGGCAATAGAACAACAAAAGGTGTCACAATTATTTAAAGTGAAAGTGTCGCCAATGGAAATCACATATATACCAAGAGGGAACCGAATTATCTTCAGAGGAGCGCAGAATCCAGAGCGATTAAAATCGTTAAAAGATAGTCGATTCCCTTTTTCTATTATGTGGATTGAGGAATTAGCGGAGTTTAAAACCGAAGATGAAGTAACAACGATTACTAACTCAATGTTACGCGGAGAGTTAGACGAGGGATTGTTTTATAAATTCTTCTTCAGTTACAACCCGCCTAAACGTAAGCAATCGTGGGTTAACAAAAAGTACGAAAGCTCGTTTCAACCTGATAACACATTCGTACATCACTCTACATACTTAGATAATCCGTTTATCGCTAAACAGTTTATCGATGAGGCGGAGGCTGCGAAAGAACGTAATGAGTTGCGTTATCGTTGGGAGTATTTAGGAGAGGCTATCGGTAGCGGTGTTGTACCATTCAATAACTTACAGATTGAGAAGATACCTGATGAGTTGTTTAAGTCGTTTGATAACATACGTAACGCTGTTGACTTCGGATATGCTACTGACCCTTTAGCCTTTGTACGTTGGCATTACGATAAAAAGAAACGTATTATATACGCCGTAGATGAGTATTATGGCGTTCAAATTAGTAATAGGCAGTTTGGTAAGTGGTTATGGTCAAAAGGTTATCAGAGTGATGATATATACGCAGATAGCGCCGAACCTAAGTCGATTGATGAGTTGCGAAAAGAACACGGTATTAAACGTATTAAAGGGGTTAAAAAGGGACCTGATTCAGTTGAATATGGGGAGCAATGGTTGAATGATTTAGATGCTATTGTGATTGACCCTAATCGCACCCCTAATATCGCACGTGAATTTGAGAATATAGACTTTGAAACGGATAAAGATGGTAACGTTAAACCTAAATTAGAAGATAAAGATAACCATACTATTGACGCTACACGCTATGCACTAGAGCGTGATATGCGTCAGAACAAGATTTCAATTTTAACGTAAAGAAGGTGATTGTTATATTTTGGCCGAACGAAAAGCCCTACCATGAACGTGTTGTTGAGCAAATTAAACCTAAGTATGAAACGCAAGAAGAAATGATAATTCGTTTAATCAATGATCATAAACCTAAAATAGAAGATATTACAGTGGGCGAAAGGTATTATAACCATGACCCTGATGTGTTAAGGTTAGCACCTAAGTTGGATAACAGAGGGGAAATTGACCCTCTAAAGCCTGACTGGCGTATGTACACCAACTATCATCAGAATCTAGTAGACCAAAAAGTAGCATATGCAGTAGCTAACCCAGTGACGTTCTCTAGCGATGACGATAAATCGCTCAAAACAATCCAAGAAGTGTTAAATCACAAGTGGGACGATAAGTTAGTGGATATACTTACTGCAGCTAGTAATAAAGGTGTTGAGTGGTTGCAACCATACATTGATGAGAATGGTGAATTCAAGACATTCAGAGTACCAGCGGAACAAGCAATCCCTATTTGGACAAATAAAGAGCGTGACACGTTAAAAGCGTTTATTAGGTATTACAGATTAGATGGTGCTGAACGTGTCGAGTATTGGACGGATACAGACGTCACATATTATGAATATCAAGACGGAATACTTATTCCAGACTATTATCATGGAGAGGAACACATTCAATCACACTATTACGTTGGTAATAAGCGTGTGAGTTGGGGACGTGTTCCTTTTATTCCGTTTAAGAATAACCCTCAAGAGATGAGCGACTTATTTATGTATAAGACAATCATCGATGCGATGGATAAACGTTTATCAGATACACAGAACACTTTTGATGAATCAACGGAATTGATATACATCTTAAAAGGTTATGAGGGTCAAGATTTAGACGAGTTTATGCGTAACCTGAAATACTATAAAGCTATTAATGTTGACGGTAGCGGTGTAGATACGATACAAATCGAGGTACCGGTGCAGTCGTCAAAAGAATACTTAGGTATGTTACGTGATTATGTTATTGAATTCGGGCAAGGTGTCGACTTCCAACAAGATAAATTCGGTAACAGTCCGTCGGGAATTGCACTTAAATTTATGTATAGCAACTTAGATTTAAAGGCTAACAAACTTAAGAATAAAACTTTAACCGCTTTACAAGAGTTACTGCAGTACATTATTGACTTCTACAAGCTTAATATAAAAGTACAAGATGTCGAGATCACATTTAACTTCAATGTTATGGTCAATGAATTAGAACAATCACAGATTGGTGTACAATCGCAGTACTTATCGAAAGAGACTGTTGTTACCAACCACCCATGGGTTGATGACCCTGTGGCAGAGCTAGAACGTATTGAGCAAGATAACCTTGAATTAAATCAGCAGTTACCTGATATAAACGGAGGTGCTGCGAATGGCGGACAATCCGAAGATAACGAATCAAACGCAAATAGATAATCACATTGAGCAACTGATTGCAAAGTCTGAAAAAGAACTTGAAGTGTTATTCGCTAAGCGATTGAAAGTAATCAATCAAGAGTTAGCAGATATGTTTGAAAAGTACCAATCAGACGACCCTCATGTTACGTGGACGGAATTTAATAAGTACAATCGCTTGAATAAAGAACTTGCACGTATAGGGCAAATGCTGACCGAAGATTATAACCAAGTAGCTAAAGCTATAAAAGAGACTCAACATAATGCTTACATCGAGAAGTATATGATGAGTCTTTATTTGTATGAAATGGCTAGTCAATCATCAATGGAATTCGATGTACCTACTGTGTCTGTGATTAACAAAGCGATTGAACAACCTATTGAATTTATCCGTTTAGTTCCGACCCTACAGAAACATCGCAACGAGGTCCTTAAACGCATTCGCATACACATTACGCAAGGTATCATGAGTGGCGAGGGCTATTCTAAGATAGCCAAAGCGTTACGTGATGATTTGGGTATAGCTAAGGCTCAATCGTTGCGAGTGGCGCGTACAGAGGCAGGCAGAGCGATGTCACAAGCAGGATTAGACAGTGCTATGGTAGCTAAAAACAATGGAATGAAGATGATGAAACGTTGGTCAGCTACTAAAGATGCGCGCACACGTGACACACATCGTCATTTAGATGGTAAGTCAGTAGAAATAGATGATAACTTCAAATCTAGTGGCTGCGTAGGACAAGCACCACATTTATTTGTGGGTGTGGCCAGTGCTAAAGAGAATATCAATTGTCGCTGTAAGTTACTGTATTACATCGATGAGGATGAACTGCCAGGTGTAATGCGTGTACGCAATGACGATGGTTCTACAGAAGTGATTCCTACAGTATCATATCGTGAATGGGAGAAGTCAAAACGGAAAGGTTAAGGTGATCCAATTATCTCGTTGGTGGTAAACGTTAACCACTCGACCTAGAGTAAGTCGTTAAACTGCTCTTTTTATAATACTTTCGTGTCGTTACACGTAAAAAACGTAAAAGGAGTAGTTAAATATGGACTTAAATGCATTATTAGAGCAATTTGCAAACGGTGAGGTTGATAAACAAAAGGTATTAGACGCTATAGACGAGTCGCAATCTGGAATGGTACCACGTTCACGTTTAAACGATAAGAACGCCGAGATTAAAGACTTAAAAGCAGAAATCAACAATCGTGATGAACAAATTGCAAAATTAGAACAATCTGCTAAAGATGAAAGCGAGATTCAAAAGGAACTCGAACAAGTTAAACAAGCTAATGCAGATTGGCAAAATAAGTACCAAGAATCACAACTTAATAACGCTATCAAGTTAGCGGTTGCCAAAGATGCAAACGACGCTAACGATGTTCTGTTGATGCTTGATAAAAGTAATCTTGAACTTCAAGAAGATGGCAACGTTAAAGGTTTAGAAGATGCAGTAAAAGCACTGCAAGAGTCTAAACCTTATTTATTTGCTGATAACAAAGCTACAGGGCGTACTCCTAACGATGGGGATGCAATTAACACAGGAATCACAAAAGAGCAATTTGACGAAATGACAGTCGCTCAACGTGAGGACTTGTTCTACAACCATCGTGAAACGTACGACAAATTATTAAATCAATAAAGTGAGGTAATTATTCATGGCGTTAGAAAATATGACTAAACTTGCCAATATGGTCAATCCGGAAGTATTGGCTCCAATGATGCAAGCAGAATTGGATAAAAAATTAAAATTCGCGCAATTCGCGGACATCGATAACACGTTAGTAGGCCAACCTGGTAACACAATTACATTCCCGGCATTTGTTTACAGTGGTGATGCAAAAGTAGTGCCTGAAGGTGAAGAAATCCCAATCGATTTAATCGAAACTAAAAAGCGTCAGGCAACTATTCGCAAGATTGGTAAAGGTACTGTATTAACGGATGAGGCGCTTTTATCTGGTTACGGGGATCCTAAAGGCGAGGCAGTACGTCAACACGGTTTAGCAATCGCTAATAAAGTAGATAATGACGTATTAGAAGCGCTTCAAGGTGCTACTCTAACAGTAGAGGCTGATATTACTAAATTAGCTGGATTACAAACAGCAATTGATAAATTTAATGATGAAGATTTAGAACCAATGGTTTTATTTGTAAATCCTTTAGATGCTGGTAAATTACGTGCTAGTGCTACTGATAACTTCACACGTGCTACTTTATTGGGTGATGATGTAATCGTTAAAGGTGCTTTTGGAGAGGCGTTAGGAGCGATTATTGTACGTAGCAATAAAATTAAAGAGGGCGAAGCTATTCTTGCTAAAAGAGGCGCAGTGAAACTTATTACTAAGCGTGACTTTTTCTTAGAAACTGAACGTCATGCTTCACACAAATCAACTGCATTATTCTCTGATAAGCATTATGTTGCTTATCTTTATGACGAAGCTAAAGTGGTGAAAATCACTAAATCAGCTTCTGAAGACGAACACAGCCTATAAGGAGTGATTAATAGTGACGTATATCGTTAAAGAATACTTTACTGACAGTCAAGATAACGGTCACCCGTACAATGTGGGCGATACATTCCCGCGTAAAGGGGTGCAGGTAAGTGAAGAACGATTAACTGAATTATCCACAATTAATAACCGGCGCGGAATTGTTGCAATAAAGCGTGTTGAAGAGCCAACAGACTATTCTGATATGAAAGTAGCAGAGTTAAAAGAGTTGGCTAAAGAGCGTAATATTGAGGGATGTTCCGATATGAAAAAAGCTGAACTTGTCGAGGCGTTAGAAGGTGCTGAATAATGTTACCAATCGACGTGAAACGACTTAATAGTTGGCCTACTGATGACGCATCAAATGACGACACATTAGTAGATTTAATCCTTTTTTACAAAGGAATTGCAGAGGAATACTGTAACAAACAATTTGAGGCACCTTATCCATTCGGTGTACGTAAATTTATTGCTGAAAGTATTAAATACGGTACTAACAGCAATATTGCTAGTAGGTCGATGGGCACGGTGTCTTATACATTTGTTACAGAATTACCTAAAGCCACATATAAACATTTGAAACCCTTACGTCAGTTGAGGTGGTAATATGTTTGATCCATTCGACGAATACCCCCATACAATTACTAAGGTTAAAAAGACTAAAGTAAATAGTTATCCCAATCCAATCGTAAATTATGAAGAAGTTACAACGTTCAACGGATTTATGGACACGCCTACAACTTCTGAAACGCTTAAGTACCATCAAATGGGTAAATCTTTCGACAGAAACCTATATACTCGGTATGACATACCAATAAATACAGAAGATTACTTTAAATACGAGGGTAGAATCTACCAAATTATAGGTTATCCAGTAGACCAAGGTGGTATGCACGAAGTCAATCTTACTCGTTTGCAGGAGGTACCGTATGGCAAAGGTTAAATACGGTGCTGAATCACTTGTGGCTGAGTTGGAAGATTATCGTGAAGAAATGGAAGATTGGGTTAAAAAAGGGGTTGCTAAAACAACACTTAAAATCTATAACACTGTGATTCACTTAATGCCAGTTGATACTGGATTCTTGAGACAATCAACGACTGTTGATTTTGAAAATGGTGGATTTACTGGTGTTGTAAAAATAGGCAGTAGCTATGCATTGTACGTAAACTATGGCACGGGAATTTATGCCACAAAAGGAAGTAGAGCGCACAAAATACCATGGACTTATAAAGATCCTAACGGTAAATGGCACACTACCTACGGACAAATGCCACAGCCATTTTGGGAACCTGCTATCGACGAAGGCAGAAGAGTATTCAAACGATATTTTAGCTAGGAGTTGTTAATATGTGGGTAACGGCAGAACCACTCTTATATTACAAAGTTATAAATAATTTAGTACAGAACCCTATCACTGACAGATTAGTCGGTAGTAGGGTTTTTGATTGCGTTCAAAAAGATGTCGCTTACCCATATATTGTGGTGGGTGAATCGAATGTAACAGAGAGTGAACGCTCACCAGGTATGCGTGAAACTATTGGCATTACATTTCATGTTTACAGCCAATATGAGAACGGTGCAGAGGCTAGAGAGTTGCTTAAGTACCTTAATTACGCATGCAGACAACATTTAGATTTTAGAGATTACGAAATAGATTGGATTAAAAAAGATAATTCTCAAGTATTTACTGACATAGATCAGTTTACAAAACATGGCGTATTGAGATTGCTATACAGAGTGCGTCATAAAACTTTACAAGAAGGAGTGTAGCTAATGAGTACAGGTTATATTGCTGTGTGTGAACCTACTAATAATACGCTCGGTGTTATGGGTTTATTAGTATCGGACTTGCAAGAGGGCGAAACTAAAATTTCTTCAGAGCTATCAGAAAAAATTGTAGCAGGCAAGACTGATTACTCTTATCAATCTGTAGCAGAAGAAATTAATTTAACATTTGGTCGTATTCCTGGAGATAAAGGACAAGACCAATTTAAGAAAGCTATTAAAGAACGCAAACAAATCAAAGTTTGGTTAATTGAAAAGAAAAAAAGAGAAGATGGATATCATGCTGCATTTGGTTACACAGTTGTTGAAGAGTATGGTAATTCGTTTGATGATGAGGAAGATACAATTGAAGTAACAGTTAAAGTAAAATTTAACACTGCTGACGGTGTTTTCGAAGAATTGCCACCATCATGGTTAGATGCTTCAGTTGCTGGTACTACTGTTGAATTTGAAAAACCTGGTGAATACACAGGAGATTTGGAAGAACGTAAGTCAACTAGCAAGTCTTTTACAGTTAGCAATGTAGATGAGTCTGATTCAGATTTGTAATAAGTTAAGGGGCATTGCGCCCCTATTTTTTTATATTTGAAAAAGTGAGGTTATCCATTAATGAGCGAACAAAATGTATTCCAAGCAGAAAAGTTTGAACCGATTACAGAACTAGAAGTTAATGACATTACTTATAAAGCAAAAGGTACCTTTATGTTTGATATTCATGCTGAAAAGTACGCTAAAGAAGATTCAGAGGGGAATAAAGCATCGGGTTATCACCATATTATGCAAGGGATTCTAAACCGTAAGACTACTGCTATTGTAGAGTTTTGGGATTGCGCGCTAGCCCATATTAAACAACGCCCTTCAAAAGAAGATATCCAAGACGCTATCTTAAAAGTTATCGAAGAAAAAGACGGTACGATTGGTTTGTTACAAGGTGCTATTCAAGTATTAGGTGAATCGGGTTTTTTCAAGGAAGAGTTCAAGATGTTCTGGTTCCAAATGAATCAAGCGCCGAAGTTAGTCAAAGAAGAGGACAAAGAAGAGGCGAAGAACGCACTTCCGTTTATGAAAGCAACATACACAACTCTTACGGGCAAAGAACCTTACTAAATTATAGTGAAATCAGGATTAAAACAGCCCAATATTTAGGTTATATAAGCGCAGATGAGCTGTATTTAATGACACCTAAAGAGTGGCAAGATTGGATTAGGGGTGCTAGAGAGCGTGAGTTAGATCAACTAGAGTTTAATTTGCATCAAGCAACTGCTAATGCAATGGCACAGAGTAAAAAAGGTGTTAAACCAATGCTTAAGCAGATTGCTAAAACACGTGAGAATTTAGGTAAGAATGTTCAACAAATTAAACACGATAGAGATAAGATTATTGAACAACGTAAGTCATTAAGACAACGACAAATTGAAGAGGCTGATGCGTTATTCTTCAAAAAGAAAGGAGAGTAATATGGATACAAACTTTGTTGCGCGTATTAATGCGATAATCAGTAACTTTGAACGTGGTGTACGTAAGGCTCAAAGATTAGCTAAAACAGCTGTGCCGAATGAAATTGAAACAGAGATTACCGCTAACACAAATAAGTTTCAAAGAGCATTAACAAAAGCAAAAGCAATGGCTCAAAAATGGCGAGAGCATTCTGTTAATTTAGGTATGGTTACTAAAGAATATACTGCTAACTTAGAAAAAGCTAAAGCGCAAGTTGCAAGATTTAGACAACACAAAGTTGATTTAAAATTAAGTAACGAAGAATTAATGGTTAAATATAAAGCTACAAAAGAAACTGTTGAAGCATGGAGGAAGCATGTAGTCAAACTAGATCTAGATGCTAGTCCAGCGGAAATGGCTTTAAAGGGTTTTAGAGAAGATTTAATCGAATTAGGTAAACATGACTTCGATATAGATTCAGGACGTTGGAAATTAGGTAACAAATTTACTAAAGAGTTCAACCGTATTGAAGGACAAGCAAGAACATCTTTCGGTAAAATCAATAATTTGATGCGTAAAACTTGGCATAACGGTGGACGTGCTTTAGGAGAATTTAGTGACAAGATGGACCATTTAGCTGGGCGTATCCGTTCGTTTGGTACTGTGTTCAGCCAACAAATCAAAGGTATGGTTATAGCATCATTTCAAGCGTTAATACCTGTAATTGCAGGATTAGTTCCAGCTATTATGGCTGTAGGTAATGCGTTAAAGGTTGTAACTGGTGGTGCAGTTGCTTTATCAGGAGCTTTAGCAATAGCGGCAGGTGGTTTTGTTGGATTTGGTGCTATGGCTATTAGTGCATTAACTATGCTCGAAAAAGGTACGCTACAAGCGACAAATGAAACTAGAGATTATCAACGTGCTTTAGAAGGCGTTAAGGATACGTGGGCATCTATTATTAAACAAAATCAAGCTCAAATTTTTAATACAATGACCAATGGCTTAAATGCCGTTAAAGTTGCTCTACAAGGGTTAAATCCATTTTTTAGTGGTGTTGCATCACAAATGGAAAAAGCAAGCGCTAGCGTTCTTAAATGGGCTAAAACAAACCAAGTTGCTAAGCGTTTCTTTAAAGAAATGGGTACAACTGGTGTAGCTATATTTGGAGATTTATTGCGGGCAGGCGGTCAATTTGGCGCAGGTATGATAAGTATGTTTACACAATTGATGCCACTTTTCCGATGGTCATCACAATGGCTACGTAGAATAGGCGAAGATTTTAATAAATGGGTTAATAGTGCTAAAGGTCAAAATGCTATTAAACAGTTTATGGAGTATACAAAGACTAATTTACCTATAATCGGTAATATATTTAAAAATACATTTGCTGGTATCAATAACTTACTTAAAGCCTTTGGGCAGAATTCAACTAACATCTTTAAATGGTTGGAAGAAATGTCTGCTAAATTCCGTGAATGGTCTGAAACAGTAGGCAATTCAGAAGGATTTAAGAAGTTTGTGCAATATGTCGAAGAAAATGGTCCAGTGATCATGAAACTTATCGGAGATATTGTAAGGGTACTAGTAGCATTTGGTACTGCAATGGCACCAATAGCAAGTGCATTACTTAAAGTTATAGGTAAAATTGTAGAATTTACGGCTGCATTATTTGAGGCACACCCTAATGTAGCACGATTCTTTGGAATATTAACTATTCTAGGTGGTGCATTTTGGGCATTAATGGCACCTATAATGTTTATTAGCTCAATTCTAAGACATGTCTTTAACGTTTCATTACTACAAGCAGGAAAGTTTATTTTTAGCTTTGTTAAAAATGCGGGTATATTGAAGGGGGCTTTAAACTTACTCAAAGGCGCATTTATGCTACTTACTAAGCCAATCGGACTAATTACAAGAGCGTTGCCATTATTAGGTGGAGCGTTAGCTGGAATATCTGCACCTGTGTGGATAGTGATAGGAGTTATAACAGCTTTAGTTGGTGTTATTGTGTGGTTGTGGAAAACGAATGAAGATTTTAGAAATGCTGTTATAAATGCATGGAATATGTTAAGGGACGGCATCGGTAATGCGATAGCAGGTATACAACAGTGGTTAACTAACTTGTTTGCAAAAGTAAACGAGACTTTACTACCAATAATGCCAATCCTTCAGCAAATAGGACAATTCGCCCAACAATTCTTAGGCGTCGTTTTTGTGACCGCTATAAATACACTAATCACTGTATTTGGTGGTTTGTGGACTGTAGTTTCAGTAGTCTTTACTGCAATAGGTACTATCATTTCTGCAACAATCCAATTAGTAGTTGGTCTTTTCACAGCATTTATTCAGTTTTTATCTGGCGACTTTTCAGGAGCATGGCTAACCTTACAAACAACAATTTCGAATGTTGGCCAAACTATTTGGGCAGGTATCCAATCAATTTGGGCTCAAATCCAACAATTTTTATTCGATACTTACAGCAGAATTACTGGGCAAACAGTATCTAGTTGGTCTCAAATTTGGCAAAATACAGTCAATTACCTTACTAATATTTGGAATTCTGTATCAAATTGGTTTTCACAAGTTGTATCTACTGTAGGTGCAAAAATGGGGCAAGCCCTAGCATTAATCGTTTCAATCGGTTTTCAATGGGTTCAGTCAATAATTCAAGCTATGCGTAATTTCCTAAATTCTGTAGTCCAAGGCTTTTGGAACGTTGTCAATGCTTGTCGAAACGGAATGCAGAACGCTTTGAATACAGTTCGCGGATTTATAGGGGATTTTGTTCAAGCTGGAATCGATTTAATTGCAGGTATGATTAGAGGTATCGCACAAAAAGTAGGAGATTTAGCAAGCGCCGCGTGGAATGCTGGTAGGGCAGCATTAAATGCTGCTAAAAATGCTTTAGATAGTCATTCTCCTTCAAGAGAATTTATGAAGCTTGGTCGAGATAGTATGACCGGTTTAGGAATGGGAATTGATAAATACGCTGATAAGGCAGCTAAATCTAGTAGATTAGCGGCGTATGGAGTTATGAATGCATTTGATGCTAACTTAGTTCCTTCAATGGATTTGAGTGGACTTAATAGTTCAATCGCTAGTGATTTGAACGGATTTTTAACAGATGATGTTCAACATACTTTAGCAGAGGCAAATAAACCTGTAGTTAATATTCAAGTTACCAATGAAGGCGACATAGATTTAATCAGAAATACAATCAGAGATATGGATAGTAATGAGTTTTACACATAAGGTGGTGGTAAGTTGATTGTTAGAGATTTAGAAGTAGTGAGTGACAAGACGTATAGGGTATCTGACAATCCCTTTACCAATAAAAGGGTAACTGTTAAATCGCTAAATATAAGTGATATCGATCGTGAATACAGTTATGAAGAAATCGAACGTTTAAGCGGTCGATTACACACTGGTGTTAAGGAAAGCGCTAGAAAAGCGGTATTAACACTTGAATACAATGTAGATAAGTTAGCACAAGCTATACATTTAAGAAATCAACTTGCCACACTTTTTAGTGGTAAGTTTTATTTGCGTGAACTTGTACCTGCGTTAGTAGAGATACCCTTTCAAGGTTTTAACGAACCTGACTTTAAATTTAATTTAAACTACGCAAGCGGACTTCAATTAGAATTTAGACTGGTTAACATTGGTGACTATGATACAAATCGTACTAGTGGAGAAATAGAGTTACAATTTGAAACTTCAGAAACGCCTTATTATCAAAGTATTGGTAGAAGTTTAAATTTAGAGAAACTAGATACCAATTATTTATGGTCTACAGATATGGGGATAGAAATGCCAGTGAGTAGCGCTAAACGTAAATACACATTTGAGAATGTTAATTCAGGCAACGTCTATTATTACGGTACAAAACCTATCGACCAGTTTACATTTGATAGAGTCGTGACAATAACGCTAGGCGAGGATACTAAAAAGTTTAGTTGGAATCTTGAACATTCAGAAGTGATGACGATAGAAGGTTTAAATTTAAAAGCAGGAGACACTATAAAGTTTGACGGATTACAAACTTATAGAAACGGTGTGTCAATCGATGACTACACTCGTTTGTCTCAACCATATTTTGATTTTGGGTGGAATTACTTCACTATTAATCAAACTGTACAAAAAATTGTATTCGACATGAAATTTTATTATAGGTAGGTGGTTCTTTGCCATTTCTAATAAAAAATAGGGTTGGTAAAGGCTACCCTGTTTATGCTCCAACAGTTGTAAACGAAAAATTAAAAGATGACGGTAGTTTAAATTTCGATATTATAGAAAATGAAAATACACACGATCTGATTAGTGCGGTATCGAAGATGTGGACGGTACACAAAGTTGCTGGGCCTGATGATAAAAAGATATACGTTATTACTATTATTGACCGTAAGAGTAAGGGAGATAAACAGTATTTAAGTATTACTGCGCGAGAAAAAGAAATTGATGATTTAATGGTGTCACGTATTTATTCTAACGTTACTGGTAGTTTTACAGTTGAGGAATATTTCAAACTTATATTTCAAGGCACTGGATATAAATACAGTATACCAATACATGTGCCTTCTAGCCGTTGGGAAAATGCGGGGGAAGGCGAGTCCAGGTATGACATGTTTAAAGCTGGTTTAGACCGCTACGGACTTGAATATGAGTATGATGCAACAACTAAGACGTTCACTTTAAAGCCTTTTGTGAGTAATACGACTAAATATTATATTTCAAGCAAGGTAAATGCTAATAATATAAAGTTAGAAGAAGATGCTAGCGAAGTATACACTTATATTGAGGGTTACGGAGATTTCGAAGAAGATGGTAACTTCCTAGAAGGTGGTTTACGTGTGAAGTATACACACCCACTAGCCAAGGTTATCGGCAAGCGAGACGCTCCACCTAAAATAGATGGTCGAATTAAAGATCCTGAACTAATGAAAAGAGAAATCGAAGCCATTATAGATCAATCATTAAAAACATCTTTATCACTCGATTTCGTAAGTTTGAGAGAACAATTTCCTGACGCAATACCACGTATTGGCGATTTAGTACCAGTGCGTGATGATATTATCGATGTAAACGATAAGGTGCGTATCATTGAGATTAAGACTAAACGTGATGCTCATAACAGAATTATAATTCAAGATGTTGTATTAGGAGACCAAAGACGGCGTGACCGTTATCAAAAAAGTGTTAACAATGCAGCTACCCTAGCTAATGGATTAGGTGGTGGTAGCACTGGTATTAGGTCTATAAATTCTGTTTCCAAAAAAATTGATGCGACTGCTAAAACAGTAACTAAAGTGACCGAAACTTCTGGCGCATTAGAATATAACGGATTAGGAATACACGCTAAAGACGGTAGTAAGTATTTGTCGTATATGAAAGATGGTATTAAAAGTAGTAATGATGCTGGGAATAATTATACAGTTTTAATGAATGGCGATGGCTTTAATATGGACGCTATGAAAGTCGCTACACAATCAACTAACGGTTTAATGAGTAAAGAAGATAAAGTTAAATTAGATAAGATTAACGATACGCCTCAACCTAATACAAACGGTTTAGTTATTACAGGTGAGGACGGAAAGAAATACAATATTACGGTAAATACAAGTGGCCAATTGATAGCCAAGGAGGTTTAATGATTGAAATTAAACTTATTTAAAAAATTAGATGTATTTTTCAATGATAAATTTATAAGTCAAAATGAGAGCAACTACGAAAAGATTGAGAATGCTTTCGAGGGAATAACAGACGATATTGAATACCATAGAAAAAATGAAAAAGATGCTCATAATTCTGATAATGTAACTCACTACACAAAAAAAGGACAAAAGACTAACGTTGGTGACGAGTTAAGGTATCAGAACGAAGTGAACGACCATTTAGTATTAGGTGCATTAGGCAATGGTCAACAAGAAGTTAGACAAAGTCGTGTATCAATTGACGCAATCCAACATAACACATTGGAGGAGCGATTGAAACACGACTTTTTACGTGAAAAAAATGACCGAGAAAAAGGTTTAAAAAACTTATTAGACAAAATTAATCGGGTAGTGAACGTCGATGAATTTGGAGCCGACCCTACAGGTGTTAAAGACAGTACAGAAGCTTTTAGAAAAGCGTTTGGTAATGGTAATGTACAAGTTACTATGTCAGGCGGTACCTATAAAGTATATGGTTTAAGATTACCTAACAACACTAGATTAGTTGGGCAAGGTAAAGATATTACGATAATTAAACTAGCAGATGATGCGCCTGCTGATGCAATTGTAGTTACTAACCTATCAATGGGTGGCAATGCAAAGAATATTGCTATTGAAAATTTCAGTGTAAATGGTAATAGAGGGCGACAAGGTGGAGCGTTGAAACCTGCAGGAGGTTCACTCTCAAGTGGCGTAAGATTCGCAGGTGTTAAGAATGGTTATATTTACAACATTAAATCCTATAACAACCTATTACACGGTATTGACATCACGTATGGCGTAGACGAATACTTTTATGGTGGCGACGGTGCTAGACCGAGTGAGCTACTGGAAAGTAAATATGTGCATGTAAATAATTGTGAAACGCATACGTTTGGAGATGACGGTATAACTACACACTGGAGTAGATACATTCTGATTACAGACTGTTATTCACATGATCCAGTTGGTGGAGGTAATAACAACGGCATTGAAGTTGATGACGGTTCACAATTTATATTCTTATCTAACAATAAATCAGAGAATAACTACGGCGGATTGGAAATTAAGGCACATGAACCAGCGTGTGCGCCTCAAAATGTATTTGTTAACAATCATTTATCTATACGTGACACACGAGCTTATAATATTCGACACATTGGGCATCACAGAGCAAGTGACGCTCAATCTAAGACTGCTTACAATGTAGTGTTAAATAACTGTAGTGCAGTATATCCACAGTACAATGAAGTTTATCCTAATACTACGCCACGTGCTATCGTTGTATGTGCGTATCGCAATGTATTAGTAAACAATTTTAGTGCAATTGGCGATTCTAAATGGACTGCTAAACAACCAGTAGTGGTTGTTCAATTCAGAGCTGAGAATGTTACATTTAATGGCGTCAACATTCAAGGTTTTACAGAGGCTAGTGCCGATTTAAAAATTATGGGTGGCGCGAACAGACCTAAAAAAGTTACTTTTGCTAATGTTAACCTATTCAAATCTTCTAAATACATTGGTATTGCGGGTGGCGGTCAGGTTTACGATACTAAGATTATTGGCGCTAATTTAATAGGCACTGGAACAGGTAACGCGATTGAGATGTACAATAATACAGCTGAAATCATCGGTGTACAAGCGGAAGGATATACTAATCAAGCTGTAATCAGTAAAAAGACTTACTCAAAAGTTCCAACTGTACTTAAAGGTGGTTTATCCGCAGGAGTAACAGGTGGTGGTGCCTTATCAGAAGTTGGTGCAGCATTAGCCTCAACTGGTGGTTCATACGCCCACAGCGCTCGTTCATGGATTGCAGGTGTTGGTATGGGTTCACAAGCACACGGCTCACGTAGTGCTGTAATCAATTCCCTTGAGTCAGAAACAATTCCTGGTAGTTACTGCCAAACAATTGTTAATAGTCGCGGTGTTAAATCACGTGGTAACTATGCATTCTTACTAGGTTACGGAGCGAATGGTGCAAGTACGGCAAATATTAAAATTGATATGTCATCAACAAGCGGTAATATTAAGACCGCAGGACAAGTAACAACTAGCAATAACTTTGCCGATTATGCGGAGTATTTCGAATCACAATCAGGTCAGGCGATTGCAAATGGTACGATTGTAACTTTAGAAGGACGTTATATTCGCAAATGTCAGGAAAACGATGTTCCTTTAGGTGTTATTTCAGGAACTGCAGGCATCATTTTAGGTGACCAAATATTCCATCACAAAGACAGATTTAAGCGTGATGACTTTGGTGTTATTATCACCGAAAAACAATTAAAAACATGGACTGACGATAAAGGTAACGAGTATTCAGAATACATTGATGTACCTGTAGAGCGCGAAGATTATGTCGAGAATGAAAACTATGAATCACGTGCGGAACGTCCTGAATGGAATGTTGTAGGATTAGTAGGTCAAATATACATTGCAGTTGATGATACTGTACAAAAAGGCGACTGGTTACGTGCAAAAAACGGTAAAGGTACTAGAGATAACGTTAATGGTTACTACAGAGTTATGGAAGTAACAACACCTTACGATGCTAGTAAAGGGTATGGCGTAGCTGTATGTTACGTTCAACCAGTAACTAAAGGGGGTATTTCTTAGTGACAAATTTAGATAAAATCGGCGTTTTAAAACAAGAGAATACACCATATTACAAGCCTATCTCATCAACACAGATAGGCTTTTATAATACCGATAGCAATACTGCTCAATTACGTTTCATTGTGCATAGAGATGGATTTCCGTATCAATTGGGTCCAGTAAATATTAGTGGTTATCTATGGTTAAAGTCATCAAATGGAAGTATGTCGGGCCAATTAGATTTAGAAATTATAGACTCTAGCGGTGGCATTGTTGGTGCGACAGTACCTAATGAATTCTTGAAGGCTGCAACTGAAACCGAGTGTGAAGGTCAAATATTATTAGCGGTAAATGGTACAACTGATATTGCTACTTTAGGGAAGTTTAATTTTTATGTTGCCGACTCATTGCCTAACCAAATCAAAGGCGAGGTTAAGGTTCAATACTTTAGAATGTTCGACGATTTAAAAAATGCATTGGAAGAAAAAGTAGCGGATATTGAAAAGTCTCTTGAAACATTAGGAGATTATGTAACGCAAGTACAAGATGCAAGTCAACAAGCGTTAGATCGCATGGAAATAATTAAAAACGAAGTTACATCAACAATAAACAATGTGGCTAGTACATCTAAAAGCGAATTGTTGTCTTTACTGACCCAATATAAAAACGATGTTGAGGTTGTGGCTACTAATAGCGAATCATCAATACAAGCTAAAGTTGATGAAGGAAGTAAAGCTATTGATACAAAAGTGAGCGATTCTGAAAGTTATATTGATGGTAAAATTCAAGAATTCAACACTGCATACAACAGTAATGCTTTTGCGACACCTAACGATGTTGATGCTAAAATCAATACTTTGGATTGGCAAAAATCGCCCTTAACCACAAATGCTGGAATGGCTATTAGCGTTCGAGATTTAGATTTTATTAACCCCTCTAACTTAATAACAAAATCTGGATTATATTACCTTTATTCAGCTGTTAATGGTCCTAAAAACGTTGTTAGTAATGGATTTTTATCAGCGTACATTGTTGATGAAAATTATATGAAGTTTTATTACACACCGTACACATCGAATGAAGTATATATTCGCACTAAAAAAGGTGTTGATAGTTGGACGGATTGGCAAAAAATCAGCGAACCAAACGATACTGGTTGGATTGAATTTTTATTGATAAATGGTGCAGTATCTAATTCCGCGTTTAATAGTGATAGCGAACAAACCGGATTTAAATGTGCTTATCGTAAAGTTATAAGTGGTGGCATCACTACTAATTATTTACGTTTGAATGGCTCGAATGTAACCAGTGGACAAGTTGTAGCTCAACTCCCACCTACATTTACAAAATATTCGCAGTCATTTCCTGTACGTGTACCAGTATCTAGCGCGTTTGCAGGTGGATATGTAACGATTCGCCCTTCTGGTGAAGTGAGATTTTATGTCAACGGAGAAACGAGTGGGTGGAACACTAAAACCGGTTATTTATATGGCGAAATGAATTGGATGGATAATTAAGGAGTGAATAAATTGAATGTAGAAAAAGTAGTTTATAACGTGGATAACGGCCAACCATTTTTAGTTTTTACAGATAAGGACGGCGAAAGTGTATATCCGGAATTTGAGTATACAGATGTACCTGTACCAGATGGACTATATCAACCATTTTACTTTGATGTAGATCAAAACAAATGGATTGGCACATCTAAAGAAGAATTTGAAAAAGAGCATCAAACAGAAGAAGAATTGCTTAATCGAGAAGTATTGGTTGCTGAGTTAATGGCACAAATCGCTTCTCAAGATTTAGAAATTAAAAATCTGCAAAAAGTGACAGCTGAATTAGCTTTATCTTTGGCTACAAAGGAGGAAGTATAAATGAGTTTCGGAAGTCTTAAATATATGTACAGTTTAGGTGTTTATACAAATGAAAAATTTAAAGTATTTGTAAGGGCAGAATGGATTACGCCAGAGCAATACAAAGAAATTACAGGAGTAGAGTATGTTGCTTAAATAACGGACTGGAAGTGATGAAATGGTAGACAACTACCAAAGAGAAACTGAACGGAGGTTGTCCCGTTTAGAAGAAAACGACGAAAAAATATTCAACTCTTTGGAACAAATAAAAGATGCACAACACGGTCAAAATCTTATCAATCAGAAGATGGATTTTACTTTGGATTCAATCAACAGAGAAAGAGAAATTGACAAAGAGAATAAAGAAACAAACAAGAAGAACATACGTGAAATGAAGATGTATGTAATTGGCTTAGTAGGTACTATTGTAGGTTCATTAATCATTGCGATATTACGTACTGTATTTGGAATTTGAGGAGGTGATTGCCGTGCTATTTGGATATAGCTTTTGGAGTTGCTTTTGGTTCGGTAGATGTAAATAATATTTGAAAAGAGTCGGCACTTCGGTGTCGGCTATTTTTATGAAAGAGAAGTGATGTCATGGCCTTACCAACTAGCGGTAAACCAACCGCTAAAGATGTTGTAGAATGGGCGTCTGACCTTGCCAAGCGCGGCAGAGGTGTTGACGTCGATGGTTATTATGGTATGCAATGTTGGGATTTACCTAACTATATACTTAAAAGGTATTGGGGATTCACAACATGGGGGAACGCCAATGCGATGGCCGTTAAAAGTAATTATAGAGGTTATAATTTTAAAATATACAGAAATACCCCTTCTTTTGTTCCGTTACCAGGTGACTGGGCAGTATGGGCAGGTAGTAATCCAGGACATGTTGCAATCGTTGTTGGACCAAGCAATACTAGTAAGTTTGTAAGTATTGATCAAAACTGGTACACAGGTAACTGGACTGGTAGTATCGCTCAAAAAATCACACACAACTACAATGGCGTAACTCATTTTGTTAGACCTCCTTATAAAAAGGCGCCAGTTATTATAGACCAACCTACTAAACCAACGCCTAAACCGCCAAGCAAACCAGTATTAACTGAAGAAGAAAAAGTACAACTTGAAAAAGCGGAACCATCTAAGCCAGAAGTCAGATTTAAAGAGGTTACTGAAATTGTATACACCACTAAACGTGATGACTTTGGCACGCCTGATAGATTTGAGCATTTTGTTGCGTGGGGACAAAGACGTACTGGTCCGGTTAAAGGGATTTCTATACGCAACGCGCACTCTATGCGATCTGTTGGTGATTTATATAATGACCGAAATAAATATATTAATTCAAGTGATTACCCGCATTACTATATTGATAGATTGGCAATATGGCAACCACGCCCTAATGATTACGAGTATCCGAACGACCCTAACAATATTGTAATAGAAGTATGCGGTGACTATAGCGATGATAAAGAGGGTTTTATATTAAATGAGTTATGGGCAATGATTATCGGAGCTACATTATTAGAGGAGTATAAAATCGATTTAAATTTTAAAAACATTAAAGTCGATAAACAAATGTGGCGCTCCCTAAAAGAACATGTTAACTGGGATTTTATAAAAGATGGATTCCCACCAAAAGAAAAGTTGGAAGAATTGGCAAAATCAGCCGTTGGATTATATGCCAATAAAGATAACTTATTAGTCAATAAAGCTGAATATAAAGTGACTAAATCCAAAATAAAAACGATTGTTAATAATAAAAATAAAGATATTGTAGCGCAAAATGAAGCGAAGAAGGAAACCGCCAATGCATCAAAATCCGTGGTTAAAACAACGCCTTCTACACCTAAAATTGTGGTAGAAAAAAGCAAATACACTTTTGGGCAAGCACTAGACAGGCAAATGCGTGTAGCACCTCAAATAAATAGTGGTTGGGGCTGGCATCATGCGAGCAGAACCCAAACTAGCAATGCAATGAATCCTACTAACATTTGGAATAATTCGAAGCAACGTTATCAAATGTTGAATTTAGGCAAATATCAGGGGATACCTGTTAGTAAATTAAATCAATTACTTTCTGGTAAAGGTACTTTAAGCGGACAGGGCAAAGCTTTTGCAGAAGGTTGTAAAAGGTATCAAGTAAACGAGATTTATTTAATAGCACACGCCCTTCTTGAAAGTGGCCACGGTAAATCAAACTTTGCTAGCGGACGTTATGGAGTGTATAACTACTTTGGAATTGGAGCATTTGATAGTAATCCTAATAATGCTATTACATTTGCTAGAAACGAAGGTTGGACTACACCAGCTAAAGCGATTGTAGGCGGTGCTAAATTTGTGCGTGAGGGTTATATCGATAAAGGACAAAATACGTTATACCGTATGAGATGGAACCCTAAAAACCCTGCTACACATCAATATGCAACTGATATAAATTGGTGTAAACATCAAGCAACTACAATACATGATTATTATAAAATCATAAAAACAAGCGGAATGTTTTATACACGCGATCAATATAGATGAGGTGGTTAAGTGATTTATAAAAATAAAGATATTAAAGCGGAAATCAATGAGCAGGGTGTCGATATAGGGAATATTGACGCCAATTTTTATACTAAGGATTTAGGTACTGCCTCTATACGGATAAGTATTAATTGGAAAGGTTCAGTTTTAGACCTAAGCAAAACGACGTTAAAACCTAAATTAGATTTATTCTGTGAAGATGGTTCGATATTTGTTAATGAATCAGTCGAGATTGTTTCACAAGTAAACGGATTGATTCAATATAATATAAGTAAAGACGTGATTAAGCATGTTGGTAAGGTGACTGGTAAGCTATTCTTAACAGACGATGCTAATTCCATTCATGTAGTTACTTTTCACTTCAATATAAGTGATAGTGGAATTGATTCTGTTGTAACCAAAGAAGTGTCTGTAACATTAGTAGACGATACTGTCCGTCGCATCATCAAAGAGAATGCAATTCAGTTATTAGGCGATGACTTTGAACCGAAATTAAAATCAGATGTAATGGAATATTTAAATGATAACGTAGATACTTTCAGAGGTGTTAAAGGAGACGCTGGCCCGATTGGGCCACAAGGTGAAAAGGGCGAGGTTGGCCCGCAAGGTTTACAAGGAGTTGAAGGTCCTATCGGCCCACGCGGAGAACAAGGACCACAAGGAGAACCTGGACCAAAGGGAGACAAGGGTGAGCAAGGTCCTATTGGCCCTCAAGGTGAAACAGGTATACAAGGTCCTCCCGGTCCACAAGGATTAAAAGGTGAAACTGGAGAACGAGGTTTACCCGGTCCAAAAGGAGAAATGGGACCACAAGGGTTAACTGGACCTAAAGGCGATACTGGTCCCATTGGTCCACAAGGTCCTGCTGGCGTATCTCCTGTAAAATCTGATACGGGTTGGCTAGATTTCACCTTAATTAATGGCGTTAAAGAGTATAGTACATCATACACACCTAAATACCGATTAATTAATTTAGATGGAGTAAATATACTAGCTCTCAAAGGTGCAGTTAAAGGTATTACAACATCGCCTATTACTATTGCCAATTTACCTAGCAACATTAGCAGTTTGGTTACAACTGATACCCCTTTTGTTCAGAACACAAGTACAAAAAGTGGCGGTGTAGCATCTTTTGCAAGATGGACAGTAGGTGCTAGTGGAGCTGTTGAATTATTCAGAACGTCTACAGGTAATACAACATTAACTGAAAATGACTTTTTCCCAATTACAGCAACGTTTATTCTTTAGTCGACCTTCAATGGTTGGCTTTTTAATTTAAGGAGATGAATTGAATGGATATTAAAGTAGTAGCACGTTACATCGTTTTAATTTTAGCTTTAGTCAATCAGTATTTAACAACAAAAGGTATCAACCCTTTACCAGTGATTAGCGAGGAGGATATATCTTCTTTATTAATGACAGTCATGGGTTTATATATGGCTTACAAGAATAACCCTAATACGAAAGAGGCACAATGGGCGAATCAAAAAATGAAAAAGTATAAAGCGGAACAAAAATACATTAAAGCGACTGGTGCTATGCCTCAAAAAGACATTGTCGAACCAGTTGAAATTGAGGAGAACCTTTAGGGGTTCTCTTTTTTGAGGTGGTTAAATGAGAACGCTTGATGAAGGTATAAAATGGATTAATAATTCTGTAGGTAAGCAATACGACTTCGATAATGCATATGGCTACCAATGTTACGACTACGCTAACAGTTACTTCAATTATATGACTGGTTACAGATTAAGTGGAATGTACGCTAAAAATATACACACTGATAATGCAAAATTATTACGTAATATAGCTACAGTATACGAAAACACACCTAACTTTTTACCATTACCAGGCGACATAGTTATATTTAATGGACGCTACGGAAGTGGTGCAGGGCATGTTGCGGTAGTAACTAAAGCGAATTTGAATAGCTTTGAGGTAGTCGAGCAGAACTGGGAAGGTGGCGGTTTTGTAAATGGTCGTCCTGGTTGGGAATCCGCTACACGCCGTTGGCATTATTACGATAACCCGATGTGGTTTATCCGATTAAATTACGCAACTAAGAAGTCAATCACTAACCTTTTACCTAGCAAGACGCCAAAACCGACTAAACTTAAAGTGGCGCTTGTGCCAGGGCATGGATACGCAGACCCGGGAGCGGTTGGTAATGGTACAAATGAACGTGATTTTATCCGTAAGAATATTGTACCTAACGTGGCGAAGTACTTACGTAGTGCAGGGCATGATGTTTATTTATATGGCGGTTCAAAAATGACGCAAGATATGTATCAAGACACAGCATATGGTCAACGTTTGGGTAACAAAAAGGATTACGGGTTCTACTGGCTTAAACGCAATCAAAATCCTGATGTAGTTGTTGAATTTCATTTAGACTGGTCAGGTGGAGGCGCTAGTGGTGGACATGTAATCATTTCAAACCAATTTAATGCCGACACAATAGACAACGGAATACAATCCGTTATTAAGTCTAATTTAGGTCAAATTCGAGGCGTGACGCCACGTAACGACTTATTGAATGTAAATGTATCGGCAGAACTTAACGTCAATTACAGACTGGCAGAGCTAGGATTTATCACAAATAAAAACGATATGGATTACATCAAGAAAAACACGGATAAGTATTGTCGAGACATCGCAGGGGCTATTCACGGTAAACCTATTGGCGGTACTTTAGCGGGTAAATCACAAGTTAACCGTATTTCTTGGAATTGGAAAGGTATATTCTACCCTGACCGTGCTATTAAAGTACGTCGTCAACCTGGATTAAAAGGAGAAGAAGTAGACAAGGGTTCATGGCTTTACAATAAAAATGACTGGGTTAAGTTTGATCAAGTCATTAAAAAGGACAAATACTGGTGGATTAGATTCAAGTACCAAGCACCAGGTTCTAGCAAGTCATACTTCTACTGCGCCGTTTGCCCTATTACTGACAAAGCAGAAAAAATCAAAAATGAGAAGTATTGGGGAAGTATAAAATGGTCATAATGTGCTATAATTGATTTGTATCATTTAAGTGCAATGTAATTCGAAGGCTAACTTTTGCGGTTAGCCTCTTTTTTTATGCTAATATACATATATACATGCTAAAAATAATAATCGTAATCGTTACATTTTCTAACCACCTATGCATGTCACCGGGTGGGTTTTAATTTATATAAATTCAGTTAACTAAAAGCAAAAAAATTAGTCGTATCTATTGATTCTAACTTCATAAAGTATTATAGTTGAATACGAAGAAAGTCAACTCTCTATGCCGTTCTTTCTTCCTAACTTGTTACTGTCTGTAGTTAGCTCATCAGGTAACTAATAATATAGTTATATACAATCAGGAGTGAATTGTATAGCCCGGCAGAGGCCATATATCTGACTGTTGGTCCCGCAGGAGACTTCTTCCTTGCCCTCACTCGATACATATTCGCCCTGCAATTATGTAGGGCTTTTTTATGATATCATTTAATCGAGGTGATACTATGGTACACGGAATAGATACTCACAGAATGATTGAAAAAGCGTTACAAATGCAACCTAGTACAGTGCAATTTATAGATTTAATGACAGATGAAGAAAAAGAAAAATACACTAAAATGCATAAATTAGAGAGTGACCCAGTTAGGTGGAAGTTTACAGAGGAATTGATCAAAAGACGATTAGATAGGAAAGTGACATTGTCTGTTAAATATGGCGATGACACTGTATACATAGACCAACCGTAATCCTAGTGATTGCGGTAATTTTTTGAAAACCTAAAATTAGGTATCATCGAATAAAAATAAGCGACCAATAAAACGGTCGCTTTTTTATAAATGATACCATAATTGATACCACTTTATGCAAAACCAAAAAAATCAAAATAGATTTATAAGATGAAAACAGCGTTAAATCAGCGTTTTTAATCTTAATAATTTTAAAAAGCCAATAATTATAATCGAAATGGAAGGTTCAATCGGTTAATATTGCGATTAATGAGGAGTGGGGCAGAAATCGACTGGATTTCATGGCCCACTCCTTCTTTTTTATGTTCATATTTTGAAGTTTGGCTTCTTAAGTTGTATATATTCAAGGGTAAAGTTATCAAACAAAAGAGGAATTTGACTTGATTTTTCAATCTTTTTCCTACAAAATGATGAGCATACAACTTAATTTTAAAAAGACGTATCGGAAGGGGAACTGCTTAATGATCATTGCGATCATTCTATTAATATGTGTATCTTTCTTCTTTTCGGGCAGTGAAACGGCATTGACTGCTGCGAATAAGGTGAAATTACAAGCAGAGGCAGATTCAAATCGTAAATCTGCTAAATTATTAAAGTTGCTTGAAAAACCTAGTGAATTCATCACAACTATTCTTATCGGAAACAACATTGCAAACATTTTGTTACCGACACTGGTCACAATTTTAGCTGTTGATATGGGGATAAGCGTTGGAATAGCATCAGCTGTGTTAACAGTGGTTATTATTTTATTTGCCGAAGTAATCCCTAAATCTATTGCGGCGACTTCACCAGATCCTATAGCGCGTCTTGTTTTTCCAGTAATTCGCTTTTTTGTTATTATTTTTAAACCGTTAACGGTCATTTTGAATGCGATAACTGATGCGATTAATCACCTGATTACTCGTGGAAGAGACGATGAAGGGATGTCAAAAGAAGAAGTTCGTGCAATGGTTTCTATTGCCGGGAGCGAAGGTGCATTTAATGAAATGGAACGCAACCGTATTCAAGGGGTTATGGACTTTGACCGTCTCAAAATTACCGACGTTAATAATACACCACGTGTCAATGTGACCTCTTTAAATGTGGAGGACGTTTACGATGAAGTTTATGATGTCGTCATGCAACATCCATATACGCGTTATCCTGTCTATGAAGGGGACATAGATAATGTGGTTGGTGTTTTTCATTCTAAATATTTACTTGCATGGAGTCGCCAACCTGAAAAAACGTTGCGTGATTTTTGTTCGGAACCTCTCTTTGTATATGAACATAACCGTGCTGAATGGGTTTTGCGTAAAATGACAGTTACACGCAAACATCTCGCGATTGTGATTGATGAGTACGGTGGGACTGATGCCATCGTGACACATGAAGACTTAATTGAAGAAATGCTGGGTATGGAAATTGAGGATGAAATGGACAAAGTAGAAAGTGAAATGGTCGAGAAAGTCCGCTAA